GGTGAGGACCGTCACGTCTCCGAAGGTGCCGTTCCACCTGGCAACTTGGAAAAGGTCGCTGCCGATACTGTAGTTGAACTCATACATCGTGCAATTGTTCGGCGCGAGTGTTGCGCGCAGGCATAGCACTAACTCGTGCGTAAAACTCGGGGTGTAGGCCGCGTCCCGGAAGACGATTCCCTTCGTGCTCTGCACGGGGTTGAATGCTTCGGTGCGGATTTCTATGGCATCGTCAAAATCGGCAGCGATGAACGCCGACGCTTGCAGTTTGTTTGGCGAACCGGAGACGGACTTGCAATTCCCCCAGAGGACGCCGACGGCTTTTCCTCCGGCCCATTTTCCGTCATCTATTACTGGATCCTGCGGTGCTCCAGGCCACGTTGTCGAATACGACATGGACTGGCTACCAACTCATTACCACGATGTACCCCAGCCCGCCCGCACCGCCAGCACCGCCCAGTCCAGTGCCGTCACCCGCACCGCCGCCGCCTCCGCCACCGCCGCCGCGGCCACCAGCACCACCAGCAGCCCCGGAGCCGTTCGTGGTCGCTGTCGAGCCTCCGCCCCCACCGCCCGCGCCGCCCTTGGTCGAGTCGCCATCGGCGCCCGCTATGCCAACCGTCGCCGGAGTGTTTCCGCCCGTCGCGCCACCGCCGCCCACGGTGTAGGAGTCGGACTTGCCGCCGTCAAGGCCCGCTACGACGGTCGGTGTAGCCTGTGTGCCCGCACCGCACCCGCCGCCGCCGCCGCCCCTGATCGAGCTCGCGCCTTGAGAATTCCCAGGTGTGGACGTATGCCCGCCACCCGCGCCACCGCCCCACTCGGCGCATCCGAGATAGGTTGTCAGCACCGTGATGCCCGACGATCCGCCGGTGCCGCCGTTGCCGGGAACCGTGACCGCAGGGACGGCGACCGTGTTGTAAGGCCCGCCAGGAGTGCCGATCGTCGCGCTGCCGACCAGCCCCGCGGAACCCGTGCCACCGCCGCCACCGCCAGAACCCGCGATGCCCGTTACCGCGCCGCCGCGCCCACCGCCGCCACCGTAAGCGGTTAGTATCGTCCCGAAGGTGGAATTCCCGCCGATGCCGCCGTCGCCGCCGAGCGCACCGGCCGCGCCGGGAGCGCCCGCCGCGCCCACCGCTCCGACGTTCACCGCTACCGTCGCGCCAAGGTCAGCCGTGGAAAATAGTTCCGTTGTGAAGGCCCCGCCGCCGCCACCGGCGCCAGGCATTTTTACCGCAGCGTGTGTCGAAACCGACGACCCAGCACCGCCTCCACCACCACCGCCCCACATCATAACGCGGGTAATTTTCGGCGTGAACGATGTCGGCTTCGTCCAGGTGCCCGCGCCCGATGCCGTGAATACCTGGATGTCAACCGGCCCCTGGATCGTGCCCTTGACCGCGCCGCTTGCGTCGTACACGAAGAGCACCCCGGCTTCGTTCCAGAGTGCCTCCTCCTTCGGCTGCAGGGTGAGCGTTTTCGCTTTGTACGTCAGCGGCCCGGCGAGGATGCGTTGCAGGTTGAAAGTCTGCGGCAACGTGGCGTGCGTATTGACGACGCCGATGCGCTTCGTTCTCCCGCTGACGCCCGATCCGACCGCCGTCAGGACCGTGGTCGTCGCCGCGCCGGTCAGCGTCGTACACTGGTTTTTCGGCGAGTCGACCTTCGGCGCCCCGGTCGCAGTGTCCCAGGTCGCATAGTCGATCTGGACATCGAGCGTCGCCGTCGCGTCCGTCGTGACGATTTCCAGCCGCTCAGTCGTGCCCGATATCTGGAACATGCCGATCCCCTCTCGGTGAGATGGTCTACGCGAGCGATACGGTCAGGGCACCCGATGCGATCACGAGCGAATCGCCGATGCCGACCGTTCGCGCGGTGGCGAGTAGCCCATTGAGCAGCAGATTCCCCGAGTTCAGCGTCAGAACGGTGTCCCAGACGCTGATGCCGGAGATTGATGCAGCACCGGAGAATGGACCAAACGTCATGGCGTTGTTGTTCGTCGCCGTGCCGCTCGATGTTGGAGTGCCGGCCGCGGCCATCGTTGCCGTCTGGCGCGCGTATCCGCTGGCTGTTGTGATCTCCGATCCGCTTACGCTTGTCGGAGAACCCAAGGAAAGGCCCACCGCGAAAGTCGCCGGCCGCGTCGGAGTCGCGCCGATGCAAAACCAGTCGAGCGCCGCCTTTGAGAGATATGCACTGATGTTTGCCATCGCCTTTACTCCTTCGTTGAAAACGTCGAATGAACTACCGAGAGAATATCGTCCACGGAGATATCGCTGATGCACGCGGCTCCGTTGTTGTCCGCGTTTGCCTTGCAGGTTGTGAAATCGTCGTGCAGTCGATGACACGGCCAGCACGGGACGCGCTCCTGCGATGCGTGCAGCGTCGTCGTATTTTTCCAGTGCTTCGTTATGTTCTCGTCGCTCGCGTGCGAGAGCAGCATCACCTTCGGCATGTCCAGCATCGAGACGGACCACATCGGCCCGGTATCCGGCCCAATCACCATGTCGGAGACTTGCGCCTGCGTGAGAATTCGGCGAATCGGCCAACTAGGCTTCAGATGATCCGGCGAAAGCGCTAGGTGCAGGCCATCGGCCGAGCGGTTCACTTTCTCGACGTATTTCTGGATCAGCGTAGCGAATTCGAAGTCCCGCCCAGGACCGCCGAGCATGATCACAGGGATGTTCAATTCCTTTATGATCTGTGCGATGGCCACATCGACGTATGGGTAGACCTTGTCGATCCGCGTCCCGGTCAGCACCCAGGCGATCGCCCGCTTCCCGACCTTCGCCTTCGTCTCGCGCGCCTGCGTGAATTCCTCTTCCGTCGGGTAGAACCCAGGCGCGATCTCGTCGTAGGGGATCCCGCATACGTCATGCACGGCCTCCAGGTAACTCTGTCCGCCGAGCTTGCGGCGCATCCCGTCCGACCACCAGAACGGCGACTGCACCTTGATGAAGCAGCGCATCGTCTCGCAGGTGTGCGACAGATTCGCGAAAAAGGCGTACTCCTTCGCGCGACTCTGAAACCACGCCTGCCAGGAGTGCCCGTCGCCCCAGTTTGGATCGCCTTGCTCGCGAACCGAGAGTTTTTCGACGTGCGGATTGTTCTGGAATACTACGTGCTGCGGCTTCGAGGTTATCACCTCGACGCGGCCGTACTTCTTGCGCAGGCCCGGCAGGACGGAACTGGCAATAAGGTTATCGCCGATGCCGCCCATGCGGGCGATGCCCGCCCAACTTTCCGCGGCGCTCACTGCAGCTGCCCGGATTCCGTTCCTACCTTCTGGAGTCCATCGGGAATGACGCCTGACTCCATCGGGAAACACAGCATGTTGATCGAGACAACGTCGCCGTAGATGTTCACCGGATCTCCGCGGAAATTCTCCGGATTGAATAGACGCGGCGTGTGCCAGTAGAGTTCGTATCGCAGGTCCTCGCGAATGAACTTACACAGCGCTTCGGACTTGTCGCTGCGGTCGTTCTCGACGTAGAGGACTGGCCGGAATTTGCCAATGATGCCAGCCGCGCCTTTCAGCACGTCCAGTTCCATGCCCTCGACATCGATCTTGATCAAGTCGCAGCGCTTGATCGCTGCACAGTATTCGTCGATCGTTACCAGCGGTGTCGCTTCCGGACTTTCCTGCGTCGAGAGCGACACGGCGCCAAAGTTACCCGGCCGCGCGTAATCCACTTGCGGGACGTAGATCACCCCGAGCCTGTCGCCCACCCCGGCGTGTTCGGCGATCACATTCCACAGCCCATTTAGCGCCAGGTTCCCGCACAGCATCTGATAGATGATCCGCTGCGGTTCGAACACCACCAGGAACCCGGAACCGCCGACGAGTTTCGCGAGCGGCACGGTATGGCATCCCATATTCGCGCCGACCTCGATCACCGCATCTCCCGCCTTGACGTAGCGCGCGAGCATGTCGAATTCGATCTTGCCGTATTCGCCGTATTTCTCCATCGCGCCGCCGAGGTAGAAATCGTGCGGGAAATAGAGCATCGGCCCGTCGCGGCATGGCATCATTCGTAATGTGGTCGGCGCTTCCGGTTCCGCCCGCGCCTTCAGATGGGCACTTGCCTGGTGAATGGTCATGTCGCTCCTATTGTTGCGGCGTTTTCCGCCGTCAGACGTGCAGTCACTTGCAAAAGGAATTCATACGGCTCAGGGCCTTCTGGTTCAGCGGGTACGGCGGCAATGCGTGCCACCTCGCGCTCTTCGATTTCGGCCTGCGCGACTTTCAATCGCTCGATCTCCCCGAGCAGGTACACGGTAATGTCCTCGCGCGCTGAAACTGGCGGTGTTGGTGCGGCTGCCGCGGGTTCTGACTTCGTTCCGAACGGGTCCGGGAGTGCGTCGCGCTTCGCCAGGGCGGCGAGCGAGTAGTTCTGCTGCTGCAGGTATGGAGTGGCGCCGCCCTCGACAGGCGGCAGGTTCTCCCCCGCCCGAGCCTCGTCTGGCGCCATCCAGCCGCCTTGTACGGCTTTGCTCTTCACCTCGTAGCGCGCCGCGGTGTCCATGCGGATCAGACCTTCCAGGCAGAACTCCGTACAGTAACCGCTCGGAAGGTCCAGCCCGTCGTCCAGGCACGATTCCATCGACTCGATCAGCGACTGCAGGCAGTCGGAGTAGTACGTTTGGTTCATGCTCTCAAGGCTCGTGCGCGCCGGTTCCGGCCCGCCGAGTTTGAATAGCGGAACGTGAAACG